CAGGAGCAGATAATGGATTTAGCACAGTTATTTCAACTTGCGCATAATCCGCCGAATCATTTCCTCCAAACACAGTCGTCCCTGTTAAATCAATAGCTGCTAAAGGTGAATTAACGTAAAACGGAACTTCCAAAACAATAGGTGTAGACTCATTAGCATTTAGAAAGACATGAGGAGCAGCTAGTAAGCGATTTATGGCAAAATCCCAATTAGTAGTATTACGAATATAATTATTAATTGGAACACACGAAGCTAGCAAACATCCTTGGTGCATTGGCGTTCCAGATACTTGCAAAACTAGTGCAACTTTAGCACGATAATAAACAGAAGCAGTAAATGGAATTTTAGAAAGAGCATTATTAATAATATCTCCTGGAATTCTTAGCGCACCTACATAAGATTTTCTATTATTGGTAGTAGACCATGGAATTGTAGTCAAATAAAACGGTTTATTTAAAATAACATCATAATTCATTTGCAATTGTTTAGGCAAAGTATCCAGTTTTACCATTTTATCATACATAATAGGAGGCTCTATACAAGATCGATTAGAAACTCCTGAAAAAAATTTAGATACAGCGTCTTTCATAAGTGAGAGGCTGTCAGAACTTGTTTGAGTAATAGTATTAAAATTCGAAGTTTTATATTATTATAGACAATGAAAACAAAAACTAAAATTTTCATCGACTGTCTAGTTTTAAAAAATACTTTAATAATCATTAGCGAATCAAATAGAACTAACTATTCTAAAACTAAACTAAAAATTGATTCTTATAACTATGTTTATATATTAAAGTACTAAATGTATAAACGTTGGAACAATTCGTCCAACTCTATACTATCCGAATATAAAAATTTTAAATAGCTCTTCGGCAAAGCTAAATAAGGATAGTTTAAGCGGTTCAATCTATCATAAAAATCAGATACATTTTGATCAAAATTGGGATGTAAATACAATTCACGTTGAAAATTATGTATTTTATCTCCCACAACATCACCCATAACTTTTGAAGAATCGGCGAATGATAGACCAGAATATAAAGTTCTTAAATCTAACGGACACACTATTTTACCTAAATCTTCATGAAAAACAAATTTTCTTTTTAAAAAATCAACTTCATCTATAGATTGAAAATCAAAATCAATCTCTCTTTTATCTGAAGTAGTCAATCCTAAACCGATCGACTCAAAAAAAGAACGACACGTACGTGCATTCAAGACATCTTCATGTCTAAGCACACCAACCAATTTATCATCACCATACACAAAATCTAACACATCGGAAAAAAAACGACAAAACAGTAGGGGTTATCCCTTTAGTCTTAATATTTCTATAATACCACATAGCTGTGTAAAATCTATTAACTAAACTATTAAAAATAGCTGTAAGAAAATGACCGCTCGGTAAAGAATGAGTAGTCATAACTAGATCGTCTTGTAAAATAACTAAACTATGTACTAAGCTTTCTAAAATTGCACGTATAATAAATCGATCTTGAACTGTTTCACACTTAGAAGCTATTATATTAATAACAGCCCTCTGAACTTGTGGCAACATTCCGCCATCCCATTTCTTAATATCAGCGGCGAAGACTCGCGTAGAAATTAATTTTTCATATAACTTTTGCCAATCTTTAAAAGGATTTATTCCAACCATGATTCCTGAGAACCATTTGTCCATAATAATTTTTTCAACCATATTTCCCATATATTTTTTAGCCAAGATTTGAGAATGTATAGTACCGACTCTAAAGCTTCGGGGTTCACCCTCTTTTTCTACACCTCTCAACTCATCTTTCAACGCCTCAACCCAAACAAATGACTTCCATGGGTATTTTCCTTCTTTAAGTTGTTTTTCAATATCAATTATCTCCTCTCTCAGAAAATCTTTAAATTTTCCTGCTTCAAAATCTATATATTCATTTTTATCTTTAAGGCAACCAAATCCGTTGGAAGAATCTTTATTTAAACCAGCCAATAATGCTGTTCCTTTAACTACTTCACTTTCAGTTATAGCACAATAACTCGGAACTAAATTATTTAAACACTTAACAGCAAAATCCATTTCAGCTTCATCAACTTGCTTAACCTTTGAAAAAGACTTTTTAGCAACATCTTTCACAGTGCATCTTCCAAATTTATCCAATTGTGCTGGAAATCGAGTAACCGGATAAATTCCATAAAGTGGAGTTGAAATTAATTTACTCGTAGTGGGTACTGATGCCTGGATTTTCTTAAATTCGTCAATGGACATTTGTTCTTCATCTAATCTTAGACGCATAACACTAGAATCTTCTTTATAAGGCGCAGGCTTAAAAGGAATCTGAAAATTAACATCCTTTTTCATCAAATTATATAAAACTGATCTAATAGTGGGGCTCCAAAACTTAGCAACACCTTTTCCTTGCGTCTTACACCCAGCGACATGCATACCAACAATACTGGTCCTTTCTCCAGTGTGGACCACAATCAAAGAACCACACAAACCAGGACCATGAACATTATATTGAAAATCTGTTGGTCCAAAAGAATTTTGCCAATCAAAAGCTGCATAAACATTAGTTTGTGCAGCAGAAAAATCATAACCACTTAAAGCAATCACTCCATGATTATTTAAAAAATAAGGATTCACAATCTTTACATCTTCTTGAACAAACTTGCTTAAATTTTTAAAAGGAGTTGGAAAGTTTTCAGGCAAAGATAAAACAACCAAATCACTAGCTGAATCACTATAAACAATTGAAACTAATTCTTGGTCAACTAAAATGGAGCCTTTATCTTTATCGCCATAAATAACTATTCTAAAATTATCGGCTTTCACTCCTCCAACACTATGTATCAGACTATGATAAGGCAAAATAACTAGGTGTCCCGAAATTAAAGCTTTCATGCTTTGTTGTCCATCTGTACTATTAATTGTGACATCATAAATTCCTCTGACTAAATTTCTAGGAACATGCGCACTATCTTGATATAAAGAATATTCAGGAATAAAAACAGATTTCTTTTTAAAAAGCGTAACTGATAAAATAACGCACACAAAAATTACAAATATTATTACTACCCATAACTTAATTCCACCATCCATGATAGAGGATATATTTTGAGTCATTGAATCAATAAAACCACGGAAAAAATCCATCAAAACTTCGTAAAATATTTTCGATTTTACAAATGCCTGAATAAAACTATCTGACACTAAATCGATAACTTTCTCAACTTGACTAGATATTCTAT